ACCCTCGACCTAACAAGGATTGGTGTTAATGAACTCGCAGCAATTGAACGAGCTTTTGAGCAATCTCACTCTGGAGCAAGTCAGAGCGGAGAAATACCGCAGATCATTGAGGGAGTTTACGAAGAGCGCATGGCCGACGATTGAACCGGGCGTAGACTTCCAAAACAATTGGCACGTTGATGCAATCAGCGATCACCTTCAAGCGGTGGTCGAAGGCGACATCAAACGCCTGATCATAAACGTACCGCCACGACACATGAAATCCATCAGCGTGGCCGTTGCGCTGCCAGCATGGACGTGGACACACCAACCCCACAAGAAGTTTCTGTACGCCTCCTATGCCTCTTCCCTGTCCATCAGAGATAGCACCAAGTGTCGCCGCCTGATCGATAGCCCGTGGTACAAGCGCCACTTTGCAGACCAGTTTGTGCTGACTGGCGATCAAAACCAGAAGCAAAGATTCGAAAACGATAAAACAGGATACCGCATAGCCACGTCAGTCGGGGGCGCTCTGACTGGTGACGGTGGTGACATCATCTGCATCGATGATCCGCACAACGTAGTGGACAGCGACAGCGCCAAAGTGCGCGAAGGTGTTCTCGAATGGTGGGATCAGGCAATGCAAACGCGGCTTAACGATCCGCGCACTGGCGCATTTATCATCATCATGCAGCGCGTCCATGAACAGGATCTCACAGGCCACATTCTGGCCAATGAGCTGGGCGAAGAGTGGGATCATTTATGCTTGCCAGCCCGATACGAAATCGGCCACCCAACGCCTACACGCTCTTCTTTGGGCTTTACAGACCCCAGAACAGCCGAAGGCGAGCTTCTTTGGCCAGAAAGAATTGGCGAAAAAACCCTAACAACTCTGGAACGCAGCCTTGGATCTTACGCAGCAGCAGGCCAGCTACAGCAGCGACCATCGCCAAAAGGTGGTGGAATCCTGAAGGCAAGCTGGTGGGTTCCTTGGGAAAAGGAGGAAATGCCTGACATCGAATATGTGCTGCAATCATACGATACCGCATTCGAGGCCAAGGAAAGCTCCAGCTTTAGCGCCAGAACCACTTGGGGCGTGTTTACCTACAAAGGCGCAACATGCGCCATTGTGCTGGAGGCATGGTGGGATAAGGTCAGCTATCCTGACCTTCGGCGCTTGGCGCAAGACGCCTACGAAGAATGGGAGCCAGACGCGGTTCTGATCGAAAAAAAGGCGTCAGGCCAGTCGCTGCTGCAAGATTTACGCATGGCTGGAGTGCCAGTTTTGGCCTACAGTCCAGACCGTGACAAGGAAGCTCGCGCCCATGCCAGCTCCGCTCTTTTGGAGGATGGAAGGATTTTCTTCCCTTCCAGCCGAAAATGGGCTAAAGATTTAATTGATATATGCGCGGCCTTCCCTGCTCACCCCAACGATGACATCGTTGACACATGCACACAGGCATGGTTACGGCTCCGCAAAGGATGGTTTGTTGGGCATAGTGAAGACCCAGATGATGACGATTTTGTAGAAACGAAAAGGATAACGCTCTATGGCTGAACCAGAAAACATTATCCCATTTGCCGAAGGCGCTCCACCCGACGATCTCATGGTCGAGACACTTCCAGATGGTGATGTTCTTATTGGCGATCCAGAGTTGGACATGATGGAGGAACTCGAAGATGCAGAGTTCGACCAAAACATTGCAGAGCAAATCGATGAACGCGAGCTGGTGCGAAAAGCACAGGAGCTTATTGGCTTTTTCGACAATGACAAAGAAGCCAGATCCGAATGGGAGCAGCGTTATAAGCAAGGATTAAAAACCCTAGATCCAGATGGTGGACTTGACGAAAGCGAAGATGAACGCGCAACTCGCGGTCTTTCTGTCGTTGTGCATCCAATGATCGCAGAGGCAGCAACACAGTTTAACGCTCGCGCCATTGCGGAGCTGTACCCATCAGGCGGTCCAGTTAAGTCAATCATTATTGGCAATCCAGATGAGCAAATGGAAGAGCAAGCTCGCAGAGTGCGCGAGTTTATGAATTACCAGATCACGCAGGAAATGCCTGAGTATTTCCCTGATCTGGACCAAATGCTGTTTCACCTTCCATTGATCGGCCACACCTTTAAAAAGGTTTGGTGGGATGCCAACATGGATCGGCAGTGCAGCCAATTCGTAAAGGCAGAAGACTTTGTGGTCGCTCCAGAAAGTAAGGATCTTTACACATCACCGCGCTACACGCACGTCATTCGGATGCCAAAGAATGACTTTAATCGCTACGTTCAAAACGGTTATTATCTGCCAACTGCCTACATTGGCGACACGGTAGATCCAGTCGATGACGTGATCGGAGAGATCGAAGGCGTTGATGAATACAGTGAAGGCAGTCAAGACGATGTAATGACGCTGCTCGAAATGCACGTCTATGATTTGTTTGAAGGCATCGATGGCCAAGAAATGGACAGCGATGAGGCAGACGAAAACGCTGTCGCAATCCCATATGTGATCACAATTGACTATGATAACCAGCGCGTTGTCAGCATTCGACGCAACTGGAAGCAAGATGACGAATCTAAAAAGCGCCGTGACTGGTTCGTAAGCTACAAATTTCTACCCGGTTTGGGCTTCTATGGCTTTGGCCTGTACCACATGATCGGCGGCTTGGGCAAAGCAGCTACTGGATCTCTTCGCGCTCTGCTCGACAGTGCCGCATTTGCCAACATGCAAGGTGGATTTAAGCTGCGTGGCCGCGTTAATGGCGGCGACATGCAAATCAATCCGGGCGAGTTTGTGGATCTCGACAGCACAGTTGATGACGTGAACAAGGCAATCATGCCATTGCCATTCAAGGAACCAAGCAGTTCCCTGTTCAGTTTGCTAGGTTACATTGTTGAGGCTGGCCAGCGTTTCGCAAGTACGGCTGATCTCAATGTTGGTGACGTTAATCCAAACGCTCCAGTTGGATCAACAGTTGCCCTAATTGAACAGGGGTCAAAAGCGTTTAGCGCAATTCACAAGCGGTTGCATTATGCACAAGGCCAAGAGTTCAAGCTACTTGCAGAGTTGAACGCAGAGAATTTGCCTGATGAGTTTAGTTTTGCACAAGCTGGTGCAGCGGAAATCATCTATCGCTCTGACTTTGATGATCGCATTGATATCGTGCCAGTTAGCGATCCAAACATTTTCTCAACAGCCCAGCGCATTGCACAGGCTCAAGCTGTTTTGGAAATGGCGCGATCAGCTCCACAGCTCCATGATTTATACGAAGCATACAAGCGGATGTACGAAGCCATTCGGATTCCGAATATCGATGAGATCCTGAAGAAGCCTGAAGAAGCGGTTCAGATGGACCCAATCGATGAGAACATGAGCGTGATGTATGGCAAGCCAATCCGCGCCTTTCCAGAGCAAGACCATGAAGCGCACATTGCGGTTCACATGCAGTTCCTTCAAGATCCATCTTTGGCTGGCAACCCCGGCGCCAAACAAATGCAGCCTGTGTTAATCGCGCATATCGCAGAGCATATTGCGTTGCTGTATCGTCAGCGCATGGAGGCAAGCGTTAATATCCCACTGCCACCATTGCCAGATTTCAAAGAGTTGAAAATCAAGTTCGACAATGTAGATCCAGAGCAAGATCGCTTGATCAGCCAACGTGCAGCGCAAGTTGTGGCTGCATCACCTCAGATGAAGCAGATCGAAGCGTTGCGCGGCATGGGTCAAAAAGGTGGTCAGCAGGGAAATCCTTTGCAGTATGCACAGCAGTTGGCGCAGCTAGAAACAGAGGCTTTGAAGGCAAGAACACAAGCGCAGATCGAAGCAGATCAAGCCAAGGCGCAATCAAATATTCAGATCAAAGAAGCGGAAGCACGTCAGGATATGGAGATCGAAATGGCCAAGGCGCAAGCCGATATGCAGGCCAAGATCACAAAGTTGGAGGCAGAGTTGCAGCTTGAGAGAGAAAAGAACGCAGCTAAAATACAGATGGAGGCCATGAAAAATAATGTACCCCCCTCAGTATAGACTTCCTCCAATAAATCCTGCTGCGTTTGGCGGGTTACCAGCGCAACAGGGTCCAAGAAGTGGCCCTCCTATGCCTCCTCCCATGCAGGGGGGGCCACAAGGTCAGCCTCCTATGGACATGAATAAATATCTTTTGAATAAGGTCGAAGAGATCCGCAAGCGAATGGGCGCTGGGGATTTGGGTGGATTGTCGGCAATTGCAGATGCAATGCCAGATCCACAAATGAACGTAAGGGCGCAGCCTGCACCACAACAACCGCCACGCCCACAACCCCAGCCAATGAGGGCGTGATGGCTGGAACAACATACCGCGCAGCAAAAATCGAAGATTTGCCAGAATTAGGCGATTTAATTGAGCGGATGCATTCGGAAACAGTTTGGGGAAATGATCCTGATTTTGCTTATGACAAAATAAAGATGATGCGAACCATGCATGGTTTTGTGGCCAATCAGCCAGAAACTATAGCAGACGTTTCTGTGGTTGATGGCCGTATTGTGGGATTAATTCTTGGAGAGTACGCAACAATGATTTTTAACGATACTCGCCAAGCTAGAGAAAAACTGATATATGTCGATAAATCTTTTCGTGGCACTATGATGGGGCCGCGTTTGATGAAGAGATTTATTCGTTGGGCGCACACAGTGAATGCGCGTGAAATTGTTGGAGGCGCTAATGCAGGGGTATCTGCTGAACGTACAGCAAAACTTTGGTCCAAGATGGGTCTTGCGACCTTTGGCTACACAGTGAGGGCAAGAATATGAAGACTTTTAACGCGCTTTTAGGTTGGGAATTTAATAAAAAACCTGTGTTTTGCGGCGGTGGCGGCGGTTCTAGCTCCTCTGGAGCTGATAGTGGAAGTTCTTCTAACGACAACGACAGCAGCAACAGCTTTACAGAAACGCTGGCAAATATCTTTACGCCAAACGATGGCGCGTCTTATGTGAATGGTAATCTTGTTGATGACGCAACTGGCGAAACCATAGAAGCTGGCGGCACAACCTCAACAGGCAATGTTATTTCTGGATCGGCAAATGATCCAAGTAATGACAGACCAGCGCCATCATCAAGCGATGATGACAGACCAGCTCCACCTCCTGTAACTGCCACACCAGCTACAACAGCAACAGAAGCAACTGGCGCTTTGCCTTCAGCGTCAGCAGCGGCTCCTCCTCCAGATCCAGATCCAGTTGAAGAAGCCAGCGGCAACAGCGCATTTGAAAACATGGCAAATGCATTTACGCCATTTGATGGCGCAGCATATGTCAATGGTGTTTTGGTTGATGAAAAGACTGGTGAAAAGCTAGATGCTGGAGATACAACATATTCTGGCAATGTTATTTCAGGATCTGCGAATGATCCATCAAATGATGATAACGAACTTCCAGCCAGCTTTACGAATGCGCTTCCCAATCTTATTGTAAATCCAAACATAGAAGCTGGTGTGTATGATGAAAGCCAGCTTGATGATGAGTGGGGCTACACACGGCCAGACGGCACAGTTGTAAGTGCGGCAGTAGATATGATCGATGGCGGCGGTAAAAACTTTGGCGGCGAAATGTTTTCTGGTTCGGGTGGGATCAATGCCGATTTAAATGGTGATGGGTATATTACCAACGACGAAGCATACGCCACTGGCGCAATGAATGATAACCTTGTTTCAACAGTATCAACTGCATCTGGTTCAACTCCACTGGGGTCTGGAATAGATCCAACTGGTGTGGCTGGCGCGGTATATAATTACACAATACCGGGCATGTTGTATGGCGGTGTTAAAGATATGACTAATAATTTTGGCTTTGAGCGGCCAGAAACATCTATCGGCACTGATTTGGATGACATTACTAGCAGTCTTAGCCTTACAGACGCGATTAATGCCACGGTAAACTCTGTTGTGTTAGATCCAGATGCAGTTCCTTATCCAACTGGCACTGGCGATGACACAACAACAGTAGATCCTGTTTTGCCAGTAACGCCTGTAATCCCTGACGATCCAACTCCATTTTCTCCTCTTCGAACAGATATGTATGGAACGCGAGATGTTAGCCAAGATTTTAATCGCCGTTATAAGGGCGGTGGAATGGGCTTTTATGCCCCTCAATATTTACGCAGATATGCGAGTGGTCAATCAATAGATGAACTGGTGCGCCGTGTGGAATTGCCAGACGGCACTGAGGCATATATGACTCCAGATGGGCGTTATTTGGACATGGATCAGTTCCAAGGAACGGCATTGGCTGGTGATACAACGTCAGTTGTGACTGGTCAGGAAGATTATTTACAAGGCTATACCTTAACAGATGCGGCTGGAAATGTGACACAATACGATGCAGAAGGTAATATCGTAGGATAAAGATAGGCAAGGAGTTCAAAATGCCAGAAGTTAAAGCAAATCCAGATTATCAACTGGTAATGAATTTTTTGAAGCTCATTCAACCGGGCGACATGGATGAACAGTCAGCTAATCAGCTAATGATGATTGGTCAGCGCATTCAAAACGGCGGTAGCCTGTCTGATAAAGAACGTGAAATGTTCCAAAGCGTTGTTGGTGCAATGCCAATGGAAGGTGAAATGCCAGCTCCGATGCCAGCTCCAGCGACAGCAAATACTGGCATGACAGACGCACAAAAGCGTATGGCAGAAGAAGAAGCGTATTTTAAACGTCTGCGCGAAGAGCAAGAGCAGATGTATAACATGGGCCAGCAATCTATGCAGGAGCAAATGCAAAGTGCTGCGCCAACGACATCGCCGCGCCCAATGGCGCGTCCAATGAGATAGGAGGCTATTATGGCTGAGATAAATGTAGCAAATATGGAAGAAAACGCAGAACTCTTCATGGCAAAGATGGGCTTTCCGCATGACGCTGATGGCCTTAACATGACCGAAGAGCAGCTTGT